CTTCCATTGTCAACAACGGTAGCAATACCGTTGCTGCGACCGAAAGGTCGGCGCCCGAACAGGGCGTGGTGCGTGAAGGACGCGCAACTGCGAAGCCACATAATCGTGGCAAGGGTTCTAAGGCGAGGCGCTTGGAAAAGCGCAAGGTGCAACGTTCAGCCGAGCTGGCCGCAACTATCAGGCCGGCAGCACCCAAGTCGAAGCTTGCCATCGCGCTCGACAAGATTCAGCCTAAAGCGCCAGCAGTGGCTGCTGAACCCCCGAAGACGGCCGAACCCAAAGCGGCCGCAAAACCCGCATCCCGCAAGCCAACTGGCAAAAAGGCTGCACAGAAGCGAGAAAATCGCCGCGCTGTGCAAGCTGACATCGTTGCCATGGCCAAGGAGTTGCAAACTGCTCTCGCCGCTGGCGACAAAGCAAAGTACGATGCGATCAAGAAGCGCATGGATGAGGCTATGGTGTGGGTCGACAAGTTGGCTGCTAAACCGCCTGAGGAAAGAAAGCAGCCGAAGCCTGCGAAGGCTAATCCCAACAAGCTTGTCGCCGTTGCTACAATCACGGGGCCAAGTTTGAAAGCCATCCACACAACCTCTGTGCCACACGCTTCCAGTGTCATCCAGAATGCGATCAAGAAGTTGAAAGAGGGCGAAGAAGTCAAGCTCACAACACCAAACCAGGCGCTTATCTTTAATAAGGATATGGGCCGTGACGAGGTGTTCGCTTCCATACAATCTCTGCCGACCGTTCTAACGGCGGCACAGAAAGGGGAGCAAATACCTGTCATTCGACCGCCACCCAGCCGTGCTCAGAGCATGGACACGGCCGTGCGGCAGATGGGCTTGGAGGACATCTACCCCGAGAAATTGCTGGCTGCCCCTTCAGGTAGCATGGCAAGCTGGACGACACAGGAGACATTAGTGGCTCCTAAGGCATCGTACGCTGACGTCACCAAAGGCGCAGACAAGCCGGCTGAAAAGGGTCAGCCGAAGAAGGAGTATACTGAGGAGGGCGCTCTTAAGATGCTCGAGCGCTTTGGCACAGGAGCGCCGCTCTTGAGCAACTGGCATCTCGAGAAAATCCGGGAAGCAGTGCCAAGCGGCCGTGCCCTCACGCCTGTTGAGGGCTTAGGGTACTATCGAATTGCGACCACTTTAAACCCCGTTGCGAGGAAGACGAACCAGCCCCTTCCTCGCGAGGCCGAAACTTCGACCGGGGTCGAGTATGTCCCGCACAAGATTGGTACCTTGGCTGCTCCTGCGCTAGCTACGGTTGCCGAGGATGGCGAAGTCCATGTTGTGGACGACACCTCACTTGGATCGAGTACGACTGTGAACACACTGGGGAATGGTGCCCCTGCAAGGCGACGTGGCTCTGCCACCGATGCAAATACGAGATACATGGTTGGGGAAAGATACCCGCAGGTCGACTTGTCGAGGAAGTCGCCAGCCTTTACCACCTCTGCTCGTGCCCTGCAAGGATCATCAGCACCTTTAAAGATGCTCGACGCACCAGCGAAATCACAGCTCGCATTCTCGCAGTCCGCAGCTCCCAAAGCCTCGCTGCCGCCCTCCAAGCCTGGGGCGGGAGTGGATCAGAAGAACAACTACGTGCCTGGCTCGATTCAACCAGCATCCAGCCGGCCGCCAACTGATCGCGAAATACTCCAACTTCGTGCCGAAACCTATGCACCAGCCGACTTGGTCGCCTTTCTTCGCCGCAAGTGTTTCATGGAAAAGAGAACACCTGAGCTCATGCGGCGTCTGCGAACCTATACTGAGGGATATCAGAACGCAAGGAACACCGGGCAATATAGTGAGTCTGACCTTTACAATCATATGGTTCAGGCTGTCACGGCTGCCATGCGTATTTCTCCTGCCGAGGAGGAGGCCTTCCAAGCCCTTGCTGGGACGAAGGCCCTCAATGATATGATTAAACTCAGCAAGGCCGCAGATGGCGATTTAGGCCAGCATCGCAAGGGCTTCCGCCTGTTTGGTAAGAAGTATCTCACGAGCTTTACTTCCCACAGGCAGATGCCCAAGCCCGAAAAGAAATAGGGCTTAGCAGAGAAGGTGTGCGTTTGCCCCTCAGCTAGACAGCATAGCATTGAGGAGGTTGACGCCAACATCTTTGACCTGCGGGATGCGCGTGAAGAAGGCGCAAAACCAGCTTGTAAGCAACGTGTGGTCACAGAATATCTGAATCCGCTCACAAGCTCACTTTGGGATAATGACCCACACAACGTATCGCACCAGAATTGTAGACACTCAGCAATTGATGCGGTTAAGCGGAGGCATTATAAGAAGGATCTTCCTAGGCCCAGTCAGCTAGGGCGCCAGGAGCTTGAACGAGCCTTTTGTTGGCTCAAACGCGAGTGCAGGAAGTTAGGCCTTTTCCCCGGGAATGTCACACCATGGACACCCGAGGAAGTGGTCGAAACCCGAGCACCGGCGAAAAAGGCAACTTATCAGCGTGCTTTTGACAGCCTACTCGTTCACCCTGTCAACAAGAAAGATTCTTATGTGCAAGCTTTTATCAAGCATGAAAAGGGGCCGGCTTATCAGAATAACCATGATCCGACCCAGCACAAACCTTCTCGCTTAATCCAGCATCGGCATGAGCGCTACTGTGCGCGATTGGCGCAATTTCTGGGCCCTGTAGAGCATGCATTGTATCAGCTGCGCTGGCACGGAACAGCAATCTTTGGGAAGTCATTGAACCAGTATCAAACCGCTGATGAGATAGTCGGTGCCAATCAACCTGGCACCAGATATTTCATGTTGGATCACAGTTCATTTGACGCCCATGTGTCTGGACACCTGCTTGAGCTTGAACATCGCTTGTATCTGTGGCTCTACAAGAATGACCGCGACTTAATGCAACTGTTGGACTGGCAGAAAACCAACCGGGTGCATCTTGTTGGCGGGCTAAGGTTCGACACCATGGATATACAAAAGTTATTGCGTAAATGGGTTTATACACGAAGGGGGGTCGAGATCATTCGACCGAAGTGCCCGCCTAGAACGCGGGCAATAATCCAACGCTATTTTGCTAATCCTGAAGATGCCGAATTTACCTGGCCAGGCCGAATGTCGGGGGACTTCAACACGGGCTTGGGCAATTCAATCATCAATTGCCTAGTGCTTTACGCTTTCGCCTACAGGAACGGTCTCCACCGAGACCCACGCTACCGTTTCTGTGTTAATGGCGATGATTGCTGGGGCACGATACCCCTCAGCTTCAAAATGCCGGACTACACTCAATTCCAAGACTGGGGCATGACGACAAAACTTGAAGGGGAAGCCTATTATCCCGAGGGTGTCAAGTATTGCCAAGCTGCTCCGGTCAGGACGAGTGAAGGTTGGATGATGGTTCGGGACTATCGCAGGGTTCTTAACCGTTTGCCATATACTATTCGTCGGTATACCGGGAAAGCGTGGGATGAGTATGCGCGCGGCGTCGCGGATTGTGAGATTGCGCTTGGGCTTGGAATCCCAATACTCGATTCCATAGCACGATCTCTGGATGACCAATTTGCGGACGTACGCCGAAGGATTATCGATCGTGGCGACGAGTATGGATATGCAATGGCCATGAAGGCGAAGAGGAACCGGGTCATGACAGAGGAGGTGCGAACTTCCTATGCCTTGGCCTATGACATTTCTCCTGACGACCAAATTGCAATCGAGCGCATGATCCTTAAACACCAATGGCGCATACCAAGTGCTGTTCGGGATGGCCCCAAAAGCATCTCGTAAGAACGGCCGAAAGGCCGGCGGCCGCAAGGCCGCAGGGAGGCGAACCAACAAGAACATGGTGTCAGTTGGTCGCGCGCGGAATCAG